ATGCTTAAAGTCGTGCCGGTAAAAATATCCGAACATTTCGAGGAAACGCGCAAACTGTCGGCAATGCACTGGCAAGAGACGGAATCTGATTTTTCAGACCGTCCGCCCGAGTTGGATATTCAGACCTATCAAATTATGGAAGAGCAAGGCGGGATTATTGCCTTTGCCGCTATGGCGAATGATGAGATTGTCGGATATGTATCAGGCTTCCTCTCCCGCCATCCGCATTACGACCAACTGATAGCGCAACACGACCTGCTTTTCATCCACCCATCTCATCGCAAAGGTCGGGCGGGGTTGAAACTGATGCGCGAATTTGAAGCGGCCGCCAAAGCAGCAGGCGCAAAAAAAGTCCTATACCACGCAAAGCCGAACAGCAATTTTGCCAAGTTGCTGGAGCGGCTTCATTTCCAGCAAGAAGAAATCATATTTCAGAAAGGTTTGTAATATGCCAGCAGCAGTAGCAGCCCCATGGGTAGTCGGAGCATTAACAGCCAGTGCGGTAGCAGGTGTTGCCAGCGTCGGCGCATCAATCTACCAAGCAAACAAACAAGACAAGGCGAATAAGTCAGCCGCCAATCAGGCAAAAGAAAATGCACGAAATGCGCAGGCTCAGGCGGACATCGAAACCAACAAAGCCAATCAGAAAAAAACGGACGCGCAGTCTATTTTAAGCCAACAACAGCAAGCAGCAGGCGGCGCAGGTTCAACTATGCTGACAGGCGCATCAGGTATTGACCCAAACAGCCTGATGCTTGGTAAGCAGACTTTACTGGGCATTTGATGGGTATTTGACATGATGGAAGAGCAACGCAAAAAAATACACCGCCGATGGGAATCTTTAAAGACCGAGCGTACATCATGGATTAGCCATTGGCGGGAAATTTCAGAAAACATCCTGCCGCGAAATGGTCGATTTATTGATGATTCAAATGACGGGCGTAAGAAACACAACAAGATTTACGACAATACTCCGATCCGCGCACTCAAAATCCTTTCCGCCGGTCTGATGGGCGGACTAACCTCCCCTTCTCGCCCGTGGTTCAAGCTAGCCATGCACAATGATGAAATGAACCAGTACCATGAAGTAAAGGAGTGGCTGTCAAAAGTCGAGAGCATGATGCTGTCTGTTTTTCAGCGCAGCAATATCTATGGCTCGCTTCATTCGATGTATGAGGAGTTAGCGGCATTTGGTACGGCTGCCTGCATCATTCTCCCCGACTACGAAGATGTAATCAGATGCTACCCGCTGACAATCGGCGAATATGCGGTTGCGACAAACTGGCGCGGCGAAATTGACACAATTTATCGCGAATTTGAAAAAACCGTCGGAGAAACGGTCGAAGAATTTGGCATTGAGAACGTCAGCGACGCGACTCGGAAAAATTACGAAGACGGCAAATACGATGCGAAAGTGAAAATCATCCACGCAATCGAGCCGCGCCGAGACAGAGATTTGACCCGCAAAGACTCGAAAAATATGCCGTACAAGTCGGTATATATCGAGACCGGCGCAGAAGAAGGAAAGATTTTGCGAGAATCCGGGTTCCTTCGTTTCCCTGCCGTCTGCCCAAGATGGGACATCACCGACAACAACGTTTACGGCAACAGCCCCGCGATGACCGCGCTTGGCGACATTAAGCAGCTTCAATTCAACCAAACCAGCAAACTCAAAGGCATTGACTACCAAGTCAACCCGCCAATCATTGCACCAACCGACATGAAAACACAGTCGGCGGGGTTTTTACCGGGCGGTATTTTGTATCACGACTCAAACGGAACGGGAGACACAGTCCGCTCCGCTTTTGATGTACGGATAGATTTAAACCACCTGCTCGAAGATATTGCCGATGTTCGCCAGCGCGTACAGTCCGCATTTTATGCCGACCTGTTTTTGATGGTGTCCCAGCAATCGCAAAACATGACCGCAACCGAAGTGGCAGAGCGGCATGAAGAAAAAATGCTGATGCTGGGGCCGGTGCTTGAGCGTCTGCAAAATGAGCTTATTGACCCACTCATCGAAATTACATTTGATGCAATGGTTCGCGCAGGGATTTTACCGCCGCCGCCTGACGCGATAGCCGACCAAGATATAAACGTTGTCCTTGTTTCCATATTGGCGCAGGCGCAACGCGCCATTGGCGTGAATAGCATTGACCGATTTGTCGGGGCTTTAGCGTCGGTTGCCCAAGTCAAGCCCGAAGTTTTAGACAACTTCAACGGCGACAAGTGGGCGGAAATATACGCCGATTCACTGGGTATTGACCCGCGCATCTTAATGAACCCTGAAGAAGTAGCGGCGATTCGTCAGCAGCGCATGGAGCAACAGACGCAATCGCAACAACTTCAACAAATGGAGCAAGGCGCAGGAATTGCTCGATCGTTAGCGCAGGCGCAGAGCCTGACAGATGACGAATATTAGTATGCATATAATAAAAGGATGACTGTATAAAATGACAAAAAATGACGACCTTGAAGCCAAAAAAAGAAAAGACAGCCTACTGGAAGAGCAGAAAAAGGCAGACTTCGAATGGCTTATGTCGGAGAAGCGTGGTCGGCGCATCGTTCGCCACCTTTTAGAAGATGCAGGTATATGGCGTTCAACGTTTCATGAAAGCCAGTCAATCTCCGCATTCAACGAAGGCAGGCGGAATATGGGCTTGAAGCTGTTAAGCAATGTGCAGCCAACCTCAAATTTTCATTTGATTCTAACCGAAGAGGACAACAATGAGTATTGAAGACGAACAAGGCGCAGCAAACGAAGTGCCGGGCGCAGAAAATAGCGCAGATCCGCAAGACCAAACAGGAAAAACTTTGCTGGACGGAGTAGGCAATCAGGGCGACACCCCGCCACCCGAAAACCAAGAGGGCGAACAGGACAACCCAAAAGCAGACGCCGAATCTGAAGTTCCCGAAAAGTACGACTTCAAACCACCCGAAGGCATGGAGTTTGACGAAGAGACCATCAATCTTTATGCCGAAGCCGCCAAAGAAGCCGGTTTATCCCAAGAAAAGGCTGACATCATCTTGGGCAAAATTGCCCCGCATTTGGCGCAACAACAAATCAAAGCCGTTGAAAAAGCCAGCGCGGAATGGGAGGCGGCTTCACGCGCAGACCCTGAATTTGGCGGCGACAAGTTAAACGAGAATTTGTCGGTAGCCGCAAAAGCTATCGAACAGTTTGCCACTCCCGAACTGAAAACATTGCTGAACGAAAGCCGACTGGGGAACAACCCCGAAATTATCCGCCTGTTCTACCGTGTCGGCAAGTCTATCTCGCAGGACGGCTTTGTCCCGGCAGGCAGCGCAGGACAAACAAAAGACAGAGCGAAAGCACTTTTCCCCAACACCAAAAATCTAAACTAAACTTTTTAGAAAGGCATTAAATATGGCTGTTTTAGAAACCCGAAACCCAACACTGTCCGATTACATTCAGGTATTCAACGGCAACGACACAGTCGCTGAAATTATCGAAATTTTGACAGAGAAGCATGACGAGCTTCAAGACATGGTAACTATTGAAGCAAATGGCTTGCACGACCACCTCACAACCATTCGAACCGGTATTCCTAAAGGCGTTTTCCGTAAGCTGTATAACGGCACTCCACCTGAAAAAGCAACCACAATGACGGTTCGTGATTCAATGGGCGAACTGGTGGCTCGCGCCGAAATCGACCAAAAATTACTTGAACTCAACGGACGGAAGTCAGAATGGTTGCGTCAAGAAGAAGCTGCCTTTATTGAAGGGATGGGGCAGACAATGGCAGAAACTTTATGGTACGGCGACAGCTCCATTAATCCTGAACGATTCATGGGCTTATCTCCGCGCTACTCCGAGCTTTCGGCTGAAAACGGCAGAAACATCGTCAATGCAGGCGGAGCAGGCGCAGACAATGCTTCTATTTGGCTGATTTCTTGGGGTAAAAACAAAATTCACGGCATCTTCCCCAAAGGCTCCACCGCCGGCTTACATAAGCATGATTACGGCGAAAACGTTCGTGTACATGATAAAGACGGCAATGTATTTGACGCCCATGCCTCACGCTTCACATGGAATAACGGCTTGTGCGTTGCAGACTGGCGTTATGCAGTCCGCATCGCCAATATTGATGTAAAAAAACTCAATGAAGATATGTCGAACGGTTCCGCCAATCTGCCTCAATTAATGGCACGCGCATTACGCCTTATTCAAGATTTGAGCGGTCAAACTATGTTCTACATGAACCGCGATGTACGCATGGCATTAGACGCCCAAATTCAACAGGCATCTAAATACACTTTGGTTGACAAAGATGTCGGCGGCAAAATCATTTCCCATTTTGGCGGCGTTCCTATCCGTACTACTGACGCCCTTCTGTCCACCGAAGCCCGCGTGAAATAAGGAGCAACAAATGATTATTGATTCTTTACTGGAACTGTCCATCAAACAAGCCGTAACCACGTCTGCCGCCTCAACCAACGTTGTTGATTTTGGTACCAAGAAACCGAACACCGGCAATGCCGCGCAAAACCTTTATGCCGTATTTACCATTCCTGAATCTTTCGCTGGTGGTTCATTAACCATTTCCCTGCAAGATTCGGCGGACGGTACAAATTTTGCCAATGTAATTTCAGGCGTAACCGTAACCGCAACAGACCTGAAGGCAGGTTCGCAATATGTAATTCCGATGCCGGTTTCTCACCGCCGATATATTCGCGCCTACTACGCCGTTACAGGCTCAATGACGGCAGGCAAAATCAACTGCGCCATCGTCAGCGGTTTGCAAAACAACGAACCGGCCCCCGAATCTCAAAAAGTATGGAGTGGTAAAAAATGAAAGTAGTAGCAATTAAACGTGGGTTTTACGAACAAATCCGCGAAGAAGGCGACACCTTCGAAGTGGAAGACGGCTTGACTGCTTCATGGTTCGAGCCTGTTGCCCAAGAAAACCAGCAAGAGCAGATTAAAGAGCCGGTAGGCGGCAAATACGACAATCTGACAAAAGAGGAGCTTCAAGCCATCTTGGACGAACGTGGTATTAGCTATCATGGCAACGCAGGCGAAGCAGTCCTGAGAGCCTTGCTGGAAGCCAGCGACGAAGCATAAAGAAACGGAACAAGGGCGGGAAACCGCCCTTTTTTAATGGATGAAAAAATGTCTTCAGTAATCGATATTTGTAATTTGGCATTAAGCCATATCGGGCAGGCGGCAGACGTATCAACCATAGACCCGCCCGAAAACTCAATCGCGGCGGAGTATTGCGCCCGATTCTATCCAATGGCGCGAGATACGCTGCTAGAGTCCCACGCATGGGATTTTGCATTGCGGCGCGAACATCTACCCATGCTGAAACACGACTCCAAGCAATGGCGGTTTTGTTACGCCGTTCCGGCAGAGTGTTTAAAAATTCTAAATATTTTCCCTGAAGCCGCCGTCAACGATGCCGCCTGTTTGTCCGTGAACCATGCCCGCGAAACAACGGCGGACGGTCATATGATTATTTGGTCTGATACAGAGAACGCCATCATCCGCTACATAAAACGTGTGGATAACTCACATCTGTTTACACCGTCATTCACTACCGCCCTGTCGTGGAAGCTGGCGGCAATGTTGGCGGGCGCAATCATTAAGAGCGATACAGGGGCGCAATATGCCGCGATGTGCGAAGCGCAGGTTCACAGTCTGATCGCGCAGGCAAAAAACAATGATGCGCAACAATTCTCACAACAGATTAAGTTTACCCCGGCAGCAATCCTAGCGAGGCAGTAAATGGCAAATACACGAGTATTACAGCAATCGTTTATCGGCGGCGAAGTATCCCCGAATATGTTCGGGCGTATCGAAGACCCGTACTATCGGAACGGGTTATCCGAATGCCTAAACTTCGTTGTCAGACCCGATGGGTCGGTCGAGAATCGGGCGGGATTTGAATTTGTACGGGCGGCGAGAAACGATTATTCCAAAGCGCGCCTGATTCCGTTCCAGTTCTCAAACGACCAATCCTTCGCCATTGAAATGGGTGTGGGATATTTCCGTTTTCACACCAACGGCGCGACGCTGCTTAATGACGATGAGCAGCCTTACGAAATTTCCAGCCCATACAATGAAAACGAGATTTTCGACGTACATTACGTCCAATCCGGCGACGTGATGACACTCGTCCACCGCAACCATTTCCCATGCGAATTGCGCCGCCTGTCAGCGACGCAATGGGAATTTAAGCCGATTAGATTCGGTGCAACCATCGGTACGCCTATGGGCGTTACAGGATTTGCGCACAAAGGCGGCGACGCAGGGAACCCGAACAAAGTGTATTACGACACGCAGTATTGCGTTACCGCCGTAAGCAATGACGGACTTAACTCAGAGTCTGAAACATCGGCGGACATCACCCTAAACAATAATGTTTTCGTTACAGGCAACCATAATCGTATCGAATGGCAGGCGGTTGAAGGGGCTGGAAGATACAAAGTATATAAGCGCACAAGCGGCATTTTCGGCTATATCGGTCAAACAAAAGACCTGTATTTCATAGACGATAATATCGCAGCAGACACATCAATCACACCGCCGATTTATGACAATATTTTTCTACAAGGCGGGATTGATTCATTTTCAGGCATTCAACCTATCGAGATTCCCAATTACGGGAAAATCACAAGTCCGCAAATCGAAAACAAAGGGAATTTTGAATCCATCATATCAACAGGCGGAGGAAATAGAGAAGTATTTACAGATGTCCCGTTCACAATTTCTCAAGGCAAACTCAGTGCAAGAAAGGATACCACTTTTAAAATTGCCCTTGAGGATGCAACAGGGCGCGGCGCTTCGCTATCACTCGTCTTCTCCAACTATAAACTGGACTCGATAGAGGTACTGGCTTCAGGCGACAACTATTCCGATCCGAAGTTGAAGGTTTACAAAAAAGGACAGGATGCAGCCGGTGGCGAAATTTGGGAAGAGTTCACTGATTTTACCCCCGCAGTAATTAAATGGAATCTAATCCAAAACTTTACCATCACCATAGAAGATGAAGAGCATAGCGGCTCAGGGGCGACAGCCGTCCCCGTATTTGACGGACGGCGCATGGTTAACGTTGCCATCACATCGAGAGGATACAACTACAAACGCCCTATTCTGTACCTGAAAAGCGAGCATCTGAACCAAAGAATAAATTTTTCCGGCGTGAACCTGACGCAATCATCGTTCCCGTCTGCCGTCTCGTACTTTCAGCAACGCCGCGTATTTGCAGGGACGAGCATCAAACCCCTGCAAGTATGGATGACGAAAACCGGAACGGAAAGCAACCTAAGCTATTCCCTGCCGATTAAGGATGACGACCGAATCTCTTTCAAGCTGGCTTCGCGCGAGGCAAGCATGATTCAACACATCGTGCCGCTTAACAAGATGATTCTGATGACGGGTAGTGCGGAATGGAACGTCAATACCCTTAACACCGACTACCTGACACCCACGTCAATCTCGGTATCTCCACAGTCGTACATCGGATCGTCTATGGTTCAGCCCGTTATCGCCAATAATTCGCTGATTTATGCGGCGGCGCGCGGCGGCCATGTTCGGGAACTTGCCTACAACTGGCAGGCAAACGGCTACATCACGGGAGATATTTCCATACGCTCAAGCCACCTGTTTGACGGAAAAAAGGTTATGGATATGTGTTTGCAGAAATCACCGTTCCCGGTTGTTTGGTGCGTATCGTCAGACGGCTCGTTATTGGGCTTAACTTACCTGCCCGAGCAGAATATCGGCGCATGGCACAAACACACGACCGACGGAGTGGTCGAAAGCATTACTTCGGTTACAGAGCAGGATGATGATATTTTATATGCCGTTATCAAACGTACCGTACAAGGAAGATCGGTTCGATACATCGAGCGGATGCGTCCGAGAAAAACAACCACGCAGAAGGACTATTTTTTCATGGACGGCGGCTTGACCTATCGGGGGACACCCGTTGGTGCAGTATCAGGTCTTAGCGCATTGGAAGGTAAGACCGTTCAAATTTTGGCTGACGGAAACGTCATGCCGAAAACCGTTGTTTCAAATGGCAGCGTAAGTCTCCCCGATGGAATCGAAGCCAGCGTCATCAGCGTTGGGATGCCGATTGATTATTCCGTTACCACCCTTCCGCTTGCATTTCAGATTGATGCCGCGATGGGACAGGGCAGGAATAAAAACATCGGCAAGGTTTGGCTCCGTGTATATGGCTCAAGCGCAATTTCTGCCGGGAGATACGGCGGGAAAATGTACGAATACAAACAGCGGACGACAGAGGTATTCAGTCAACCGAGCAGGCCTAAAACGGGTGTGGTCGAAATCAATGTTGACGGACAGTGGGACGATGACGGCTTGATTCAAATCAAACAGGAAAACCCCTTACCGTTAACCGTCCTGTCTATGACTGCTGAATTTTCGGTCGGTTGAGTCTGCATATAAAACGAAGAACTCATGGTTAAATCTCTATATTCAGGAGGTTTAAACATGAGTTCTTCTTCTATTAATTGGAATAAATTCGGAGATTATGCCGGGCTTGCTACACAGGGAATCGGCGTCATCGGTCAGGTTGCAAGCGCGTTTTATTCAGCCCGTTCAGCCCGTCGAAACGCCGACTTGCAGGCATTTATGGCGGAAATGAACGCAAAGGGCAGCGAGCGTCAGGCGCAACAGGCTTTTTTGCGGCGTGATAAAGAGATTGCCGCGCTTGGCGTGAAGACAGGCCGTCTGAAAAGCAGCCAGCGTGCCGCACTTGCCGCAAACGGTTTGGACCTATCGGAAGGGAACGCCGTGGAGATTTTGGCGGATACCGAATTGATGAAGGAAGTGGATAAAAGCCAAATCGAGCAGAATGCCATCGCCGAAGCGTGGGGGTATCGCTTACAGGGCGTACAACATCAAAACGACGCACTTTTGGCGCGCGCACAACAGAAAGGTACTTCACCTTTTCTCTCCGCAACCACCACCCTGCTAAACGGCGCGTCTCAGGTTGCGCAAAGCTGGTACACCTTGAAGAAACAAGGGGCATTCCAAAGCAAGCAAAAATCAGACGATCCGATTTATGCCCTATACACCCTCAATAACGGATGGAAATAATGAAAGTACCTGTTTCAAACGAATTTAGCGTAGGTGTTTCAAATGCGCCGGCGGCTCACTTTTCCGCCGCGCAATTACCCGACGCAGGCGCACCACTGGCGCACGCAGCCAATCAGGCATTTACCGCAGGGCAGGAGATGGTAAACGCCCAAGCGAAAATGCTTGCCGAGATGAACGACTTGGCGGCGGATAACGCGCTGGCACAGGTAAAGGCGTTCGAGCAGGATTTGCGCGTAAATCCCGATATGGGCTATGAAAGTTTGCGCGGAGAGAATGCATTAAACCGACCCGACGGACAGTCGCTGGTGGATGAGTACGACGGCTACCTGATGAAGCGTGCAAACGAAATCAAAGACACCCTGAAAAATGACGTTCAAAAGTCTTTATTCTCGCAACGCCTTGAATCAATCCGCCAAACCCTGCGCAACAAGACAGGCGAACACTTGCTGTCAGAAGGGCAAAAATGGAAGGAAACGTCGCTAAACAGCCAAATAGATTTGGCGGCAAACTCATTCACACTATCCACTTCGGATGAAGAGCGCGACGCGGCCATAAAACGTGCAATCGGCGCGGCAAAAGGACTTCAAAATCTCAACGGCTGGGACAGCGAAACCATGCAAAAAAAAGTCATGGACGCCTCGGACAAGGCAATCCGACAGGTTATCGACGACCAAATCGACAAAGGCAACTACGCCGAAGCGACGCGCCTTGCCATCAAATACGGCGCATTTGCGCACGGCGAAACCGTTGTCAAAGCCCGTCAAAAAATCGAGCAGGCATACCAAGACCAAGTCATCGAAGATGCGACCGCCAATTTCAAGCCGGGCGACGTGATTCAAATCCCCGTCAATGCCGATTCTTCAAAGGCTGATACAGGCAACCCTATTCAAGATGCCGTAAGCCGCATCATTGGATACGAATCAGGAAACGACCCAAACATCAAAAACAAAAAAAGCACGGCGGAAGGGCTTGGGCAGTTCATTGATTCGACTTGGCTTTACATGGTTAAAAAATACCGCCCCGATATTGCCAAAGGAAAAACCGATGCGCAGCTTAAAGCCCTGAAGCGAGACCCGGCATTATCGCGCGAGATGACGACCCGTTATGTTGAGGAAAACGCCGCCCTGCTCAAAAAACACGGATTCCCGGTCAATGTGCGAAACCTTTACGTTATGCATTTTTTGGGCAGCGGAGAGGGACCGAAGCTGTTGCGAGCCGACCCGAATCAACCTGTATCGTCTTTCATTTCGGCGCGATCCATCAACGCGAACCAAAAGGTTTTATCAGGCAAGACCGCGCAGCAGGTTTTGGACTGGGCGGCACGGGCAATGAAAGTAGGGAAAGGCGGCGGAGGCGGTACAAGCTACGTCAGCATTCCCACTGGCGACCCCGTGGCGATGGAAAAGGCAATCCGCCAACTTCCAAAGAATCAGCAGGCGAGCGTCCGCGCGAACATCAACCGTCAAATATCGGCTTATAAAGAAGTCGAAGAGCAGAGAAAGGCCCAGCGCGACAACGCCATCGCAGGGATTATCGAAACCAACGGCGGGAATATTCAGTCTGTTCCGCGTAGTGCGTGGGCAGCCCTTACCCCTGAAGAACGAAGGAAGTTCACAGACTTTGGGCAGTCCATCAAGAAAAACAACGAGCAAGAATTGCAGGACAAATACGCTGACGACTATCTAATGATGCAAAATCCTGACGTGCTAAGCAAAATGAGCGAAGACAGCATCATCGCTTTACGCCCCAAATTAGGCAGGTCGTGGACGCAATCGCTGCTAGAACAGAAACAAAGTATCGAGAAGAAGGGCATTGAGCACGCCAATTTGTCAAATTACCGATTCAAAGAAGTATTGCGGCGCGAATTTAACATCGACCCTGATAAAAAAATTCAGGGGGCGGAAATGAAACGACGCATTGCAACCATCAAATACAACATAGGCCGCGCCATTAAAGCGGAAGAAATACGGCTTGGCAGGCAACTGAGTGAAGATGAGATGGTAGCAATCATTCGCAAACTTGCTGCCGCCACAGTTGTAACAGAACGCGGGTGGTTTAGTGATACCACGAAATCAATTTTGGAAATCCACCCTGATGATGAAAAAGTTTCCGTGAGATATTAATTATGGCAGATACAAACGACATCCAAAAACGACGCGCCGCGCTACTTACCAGCTTTGGCGTGAACCCTGACGAAGTAGCAGAAATCAACCGCAAGGCGGCAAGCCTGAAAGTACCTGTCGGCGTGGTAAAGGAAATGCCGCAGACCGCAAATTCACGCCTGAAGCTCAATCAAATTGAAGCGCAAATCGGCGGTTTGTCCATTCTTCCTAAGCGTTTGTCAGACCCTGAATTTTCAGACATCGCCCATGACGACATCAGCCAGCTTTCGGAAATCGAACGCAAGCGCGGCGTTATGACAGCAGGCAAGGAAGATAATTTCTTCGTTGACCTGTATCGGTCGGTTGCGCGCGGATGGTACACAGGCAAAAAAAATCTAAACGGATTGATTGCAAGAAGTGATTTTTTCGGACTGGAAAAGCAGCGTGAAGCAGCGGCAAAAGCAAACGGCACTTACTACAACCGCAATCTCGACATCGCCCAACAACAAGCGGAGTTACAGCGAGACATTGACCGTTACGCGCCTGATGCGACCCTGCAACGGCAACAGCGTGAATTAGGCAGTCAGAAGACCTTATCAGGATCCGCATCATACCTGGTTCGAAACCCGTCTTTACTGTTCAACACCACAGCCGAATCTTTGGGGCAAAACGCTTTGGGCTTGGCGGCTGGTGCGGCGACAGGCGGCTTGGCGGCGGTCGGCACGGTCGGATTGTCCTCAGGAGCGCAAGAATACTCCGCAACGATGGAAGAAGTGTTGGAGAAACATGCGCACGAATTAGGCGGCATGACACCAACCGAACGCTACGCATACGCCCTGACCCGTGAAGACTGGATGGAAGAGGCTCGCAGCAAGGCATGGAAACGCGGCATTTCTGTCGGCGTATTTGATGCCGCGACGGCTGGTGTGGCAGGTCGATTGCTCGGCGGCGCGACAGGCAAACTCAGCGCGGCAGCACGAACCGCAGGAGAAGCAGGCATTCAAGCAGGTGGCGGCGCGGCGGGCGAAGCAGTGGCGCAGGCGGCAACAGGGGAATACAACCCGTCGGCAATTATCATGGAAGCGTTTGCCGAAATTCCGACCGGCGCATTTGAAGCACGCAGTAACTACAAAGAGGCGCGGGCAAAAATGGAAAGCCGTCAGGCGCAGGCAAAGGCGGCGGAAGAAGCACGGGCGCACCTGAAGGAGCAGGCGATGGCCGTTACCCGCTCGCGGATGACGCAACGCGACCCTGACAAACAGGCGGCGTTCGTCAACGATGTTTACGGCGAAGACCAAAAAATCTACTTCGACGGCGGCGCATTGATGCAGTCGGGACGCGCGGCCGCCGTCGCCCAAGCCATGCCCGATATGGCGGCAAAAATCCAAGAGGCGGCGGAAACGGGCGGCATGGTAGAAATTACGCGCGGGGATTTTCACGCCCGTTTGACACAGGAAGACCAAAACGCACTGGCGGAAATTGCAATGGAAACACCCGATTCCATGACCGCTGCCGAAGCCGAAGAAATCCGCAAATCAGGATTTGACGCCATGATGGACGAAGCCTATCAGGCTGATTTGGCACGCCATCAAGAAGAGCAGGCACAGGAAGAACAAGACCGGCGCGTGGCGGAATTTGAAGCATTCAAAGAAGAAGCAAAGGCACAACTTACCGCCGCAGGGACGATGGATGCCGCGCAGGCGGAAGCCAATGCGACGCTGTACGCCCGCGCCGTTGAAACCCTTGCAGGTCGTCTGAATATGGGAATCCGTGATTTTGACGCGGCATACGGCGGCTTGAACGTGGTCGGAGAAAGCCTGATTGACGACGGCGTATTGAATCAGGCGTTGGCAAGCAACCCACCGCGCGGATGGGTGCATAGCGAAAACCCGCAGGACGCAGCGGATTTATGGAACGGCACAAGCAATGCACACGCTGTTTTCACGGAAATGAATGGAAGCAAGACAGAAAACGCATTCCCTGAACTATATGGATACTCATATTCAATCGACCGTTCAGCGGTTAAGCATATTAAAAATCAGCATGGTAACGCCCAAACAGAAGCGAACCGTGGGCAGGTTGCCATTACGGAAAAAGACATCCAAAAGATAGGCGACATTTTGCGTGATTATGATGATGTTGCGTATGAAGATATACCAGGGACAAACAACAGACGCTTTGCATTCGCAAAACAGTTTGACGATGGGTTGATTGTGTATCTTGCCGACAGTAGTAAAAAACGGCGCGATTTACGCACCGTTTCTATGTGGAAGTATCCCCAATCGGCTAATGCCCAAGACGTGTTACAACACGCCGTGTCCCTATCAAACCTAACGCCCGAAGCGGAAGGGGGCATATCCCACGACTCAAATTCTACCCCCAACACCGAAGCCAATCAAGACTTACTGTATCAAGGCGGCGCAGACCGTGGAATGTTCAGCCGTGAGCATAACCTGATTGCCCTGTTGAAAAACGCCGACGCTTCTACATTCGTTCACGAGCTTGGGCATTTCTTCCTTGAAACGAATACCCGCATCGCCCGCGACCTGACCGCCAAGCCTACCGAAAACCTGACCGAACAGGAACGGCAATTCCTGTCCGACGTTCAGACGACCTTGGATTGGTTCGGCGTGAAAGACCTTGCCGCATGGGACGCAATGAGCCTGAACGAGCAGCGCGAGAACCACGAAAAATGGGCGCGCGGTTTTGAAGCCTACCTGTACGAGGGCAAAGCACCAAGCGAAGAATTACGCGGAGTGTTCCGCCGTTTCCGTTCATGGCTGAAGCAGGTATATCAATCCCTGAAAAACCTGAACGTAGAATTGACCGATGAAGTCCGCAACGTGTTTGACCGAATGTTCGCCAGCGACGAACAGATTCAGCAAGCCCAATACATCAACGGCATGACCCCGATGTTTGAAGATGCGGCACAGGCGGGCATGGACGACACGGATTATGTGCAATACCGGCACAACGCCGAACGTGCGACGGCAGAAGCGCAAGACGAACTGACCGCCCGCGCATTGCGTGATATGGCGTTTATCCGCAATCTTCGCGCCCGCAAAATCCGCGAGATGCGCAAGCAGCACAAAGCAGACTTCCAGCGCGCGGAAATGGCGGCACGCGGCAGCATTATGAGCCAGCCTGTTTATCGCGCATGGCAGCTTCTGACCGCCCGCATGACAGAAGAAAACCGCATTGGAGACGGTAAACCGAAATTCAGCAAGCAGGTTGACGCAGCGCATGACAGCCTGTTTGAAGCCATTGCCAAATTAGGCGGCGTGAACAAAGACGAAATGATTAGCCAATTCGGATTAGACCCGAAAGACAAAATCCCCGCCGTCCATATCGGATACCCCGTATTGAGAAAAACCAACGGTCGCAGTATCGACGGCATGATTGAGGCCCTGACCGAAGAAGGATACTTGCCCGTTGACGACACAGGCAAGGCAGACCCGCGCGATTTTGAAGAACGCTTCTTCGACGAAATGCGCGGTACCAAGCGTTACAGTTCCGCCTATGTTCCGCACGAACAAAAGGCGGGCGACCATGTAGCCAACCCGTACGCCCTGACTGCCGTCCGCTTCGACCATGACAGCCTTGTCGCAATGGGTGTGGACGGGCAGACGCTTGAACGCCTGATTGATTTTGACATGACGCGCAAAAACGGCGGAATGCACCCCGACCTTGTGTCAGACCTGATTTTGAACGAAGACGGCGAGCCGGTATTCACAGGCGGCGAAGATTTAATCCGCGCCCTGACCGAAGCCCAGCCGCCGCAGGAAGCAATCGAAGAAACCGCCTATCTGAACATTCTCGCAGAAAAAGGCGAAGTTCCGACGCAGGCTGACTTTGAAGAAGCCGCCGACCTTGCCGCCCATAGTGAAATCCGTCAGCGCATCATCGCCGCCGAGTTTAAAGCACTATCCAAGGCGACAGGTTCGGCAAACCTGATCCGAAAAGCGGCATCCGTTTACGCGCAAGAAAAAGTAGAGCAAATCAAAGTCCGAGATTTGCGCCCGTCGGTTTACACCCGCGCGGAAGCCAAAGCCGCCAAAGCGAGCCAGGACGCATTCCGTAAAGGCGATATTCCGACCGCAGCCACGCAGAAACGCAACCAACTGCTGCAAAACTCAATGGCACGCGAAGTCCTGAAAGCCCGCGAAGAAATGGAAAAGGCGCGCAAATACCTGAGTAAATTTAACCGCGTCGTCAAATCCATTGACATTGAGTACCGCGAGCAAATCGAAGCGTTATTGGAATCGGTGGAATTGAGCAACGCACCAAGCCTGAAAGACTTGGACAGACGCACTTCCCTACTCCAGTTCGTCAGAAAGATGGAAGAGCAAGGACGCGCCCACAACATCGACGCCGAGTATATCGCCGAGATTCAGGCCAAGCGCAATTATCGGGAAATGACCGTAGAAGAAATGCGCGTATTGGTGGACACCGTCAAAGGCATAGAGCATTTAGGCCGTCTGAAAAACAAGATGCTGACCGCCCGCGACAAACGAACCTATCAAGAAATCCGCGACAAAATTGTTGAATCAATCCGCGATAACGCACGCGACCACGACAAGCGCACATCGACGGCGGCAAACAACATCGAACGCATGGAAGACGGCTTCAGCGGGTTCATGTGGGGGCATATCAAAATTTCATCCATTGCCCGAATATTGGACGGCGGCAAAGACGCCGGCGCGTTTTGGAGTTACTTCATCCGCCCCATCAACGAAGCCGCCGACCGCGAAGCGACCATGACGGCGGAGACGGCGCAAAAGCTGGAGGAAATCCTAAAACCGCTAAACGACAACCTGACGCACCGCGAATATTGGCGCAATGCCGAATATCAAATCGGCGGGCAGAAATTCACACGCCGCCAACTGTTCGCCATCGCCCTGAACATGGGTAACGAAGGCAACATCCAACGCCTGTTGAGCGGCGGGCATGGCAGCGTGCGCAACTGGAAACAAGACCATGTACTAGGCGCACTGCAAGACCTGACAAAAGCAGAATGGGAAGCCGTACAAAAGGTATGGGATTTATTTGAAAGTTTCCGCCCGCAGATTGCCGAACTGGAAAGAAAAGTGGTCGGCATTGAGCCGCAATGGGTTGAAGCCAAGCCGCTGACCGTCCGTACCGCAGACGGCGAGATGCTGACATTGCGCGGCGGGTATTACCCGGCCAAATACGACCCCGCCAGCACGCAGGCGGCAGAGAGCGGAAACGCCCTGTCAGACATCGAAGACATCAAGAGCGCGGTGAAGATGGCGGCCAACACGCGCCACAGCTTTACCAAAGACCGCGCCGCCGCCGTGGAAAACCGCCCGTTGCTGTTGGACTTGTCCGTAACCTACAACGGGCTGAACGAAATCATCCATGACATCACGCACCGCGAAGCCGTCATCGATGCGGCACGTCTGTTGAAATCAAGCAGTATTGACAAGGCAATCCGCGAAACGTTGGGCGCACAGGCGAAGCAGCAATTAAACAAAGCCCTTGAAGACATCGCCCGCGGCAACACCGCCCCGGTAGACGGCCTCGATAAATATTCAGGATTGCTCCGCCAAAACGTCAGCATGACCGGGCTTGGCTTCAACGTCGTATCGGCAGCCGTACAGCTTACAGGCTTTATACCTGCCGTTGCCCGTCTTGGTGGGAAATATGCGTGGGTCGGGCTATCCCAATACACCACCCACCCCATCAAGGCGACGCAATCGGCGATGGAACAGTCGGGGTTCATGCGCAACCGTGGCAACACCCGATTGCGCGAAATCCGCGAAGTGGCGGCAACCATCAACGGAGCGGGCAAAATCCGTAAATTCCTTAATAAGTATTCGTACTGGCTGATGATGAAAATGCAGCAGGTCGTCGATACCGCCATTTGGCATGGTGCGCTTGCAAAGGCGATGGATAGCGGCAAAGACCTAGACACCGCCATCAAGCTTGCCGACCAAACCGTCTTAGACACGCAGGGCGGCGGGCAAATCAAAGACCTTTCGAAATTTGAACGCGGAAGCAATACGCAGAAACTGTTTACCGTGTTTTACGCCTACATGAACACCGCCTTAAATCAAGGATTCGTCGAAGTCAAAACGCAAAAAAGCAAAGCCAAGCTGGCGGCGGATTTGATGATGATTTACGTCGTACCTACCGCGCTTACCGCCCTGATGAAATCCGCATTGATACCGGGCGACGATGATGACGATTTAGCGAAGAAACTGGCAAAAGAGCAAATCAGTTTCCTGCTCGGCTTGTTTGTTTTCGGGCGAGAAATGACCCAGCTTGCCAATATCGCAACCGGCGACAGGTTCTACGGATACACAGGCCCATCGGGTTTGCGACCGTTTGACGATGCATTCAAATTCGTGCAGCAGGCGATACAGGGCGAGTTTGACAGCGCGTTTGTCAGGACTAGCGTCAATCTATTGGGCGACGCTTTCGGACTGCCGTCCGCGCAAATCAACCGAACCATCAAGGGCGCAAAAGCCTTGCAAGATGACGAGACCGACAATCCCGCCGCGTTACTGTTTGGGTATCAAGGCAACTAATCGGGTATGCATATAACAGCCTCTTTGCGAAATATCATTAGGTATTTCCAAAAGAGGCTTTTTTTTATGGCAATCCATTATGAAAGCGTCAAGACGGGCTTTTTCATCGGCGACGGTGGAGAGCGAACATACCCTTTTAGCTTCAAGATTTTCAACCCTGCCGACGTTGCCGTCTATACGTCAAACAAAGCAGGAACGGACGAGGTGAAGCTTGCATTTGGCGAAGAGTACACAGTGTCAAAAAACGCCAATCAAGACACCAACCCGGGCGGGTCTATCACGCTGGTAAACCCGCTTCCTGAAGGTCGAAGAATGATTATCGTGAGCGGGTGGAATTATACGCAACCTACCACGTTTACAAATCAGGGCGGTTTTTATCCGCAGGTATTAAACGCCTGTCTTGACCGACAACTTATCTTGACACTGCAAATATTAGACCGATTGCGTCGAACATTGCACCAACCCATCACATCCGACAAAGAACTTAACCTAGCCATCCCGAACCCCGAGCCGAAATCAGGGCTTTCATGGAGCAAGGACGGCACGCGGATAGTCAACAACGACTACCCGCAGCAGGTTGAGCAATTCCAACAGGACGTGCGCGAATATGAAAAACAGGTCGGCGCATTTAGCGGCACGGTTACAGAGTTCAATAAAACACTGGGCGAAAGCAAGAAAGAGTTTTCCGAACAGTCCGACCGGTTCCGATTATCCGTTGACAACCTGAATGCCGCCTTTGCCGAACGGTCGGCGGAAGTGCGGGAAAAAGCGCGGCAGATTGAAGAATACGTTTTCAACGAATCGGGGCGGACAAGCCTGTCAATCGCCGACCTATACGCCCAACTTGGCGCAATCACGCAGGACGGAAGTTACTCGGAAATACCTGATGAAAGCGACGTGAGCGCACGCTTCGTTCGAGATGCCCAACTGTTTTTCGGCAATTCGATTTATTCGCAAATACCCGACGAAGGCGGCGTGAGCGACAACTTCGCTTATCAGGCACACCGTTTTTTCAACCTTAATTACTCCCCAACCACACAAACAAACAGCGCAGTAAGCGATGAATTTTTTAACCAAGCAAAAAAGCTTATAAAAAAGGACTGACAGCATGACAGAGCTTGTAGGTAAAACCAATACGGAAAAGATGTTTGCCTTGATTATGACCCGCCAAAAAGCCCTTGAAGAATGGATCGGAATGAACAAGGCAGGCAGTGAGAATCTGCCGGGCGTTACGGGCAAATTCCGCAATACCGTCCAGTTGATGATGAAGCTGGAAGAAGCCCAGAAAAACGGCACGATGGTGGAATTGGAAGAAGGCGTTTACGAATTGCCGTTCCAAATCAAAATCACGAAAAGCAACTACGCCAACGTCAAAGGCATTAAAGGCGCAGGCCCCGATAAAACCATCCTGAAATACGGTTGGGCGCAAGAAATTGACTGGGATCCAAATACCAACAAAACCGACGCACGTTGGTTTGGCGGTATCTTGCTGAACGGCGTAAAAGACAAGGTTTTGAAAGACTTCAAAATCGAATATACCGGCGAATTTTACCGCGCCGGAGAATCGTATTTCGGCACGATCAACAACATCCACATCAACAACTCCAGCGGCTGCCTTGTCGAGAATGTCGAGTCCACAGGCGCAAACCGCGTGGGTATTTTCCTCACAAGTAACGAGGTCGCCTTTAGCGATAACGACAAGGTCCATCGCGGCGAATTGAGCGTTGACAACCTGACGCACCACTCCATGAACAACCGCGTCATCAACTGTTACTGCCACCATAACCGCGTTGCAGGCATTATGGCCGCCAACCAAATCAACTGCCTCATCGAAGGCAATACACTTGAACGTAACGGCCACGAGAAAGACGGCGGCACGGGCTACGGCTTTGCAGCAGGCGCAGGCTCCGTCAACGTCAATATGATTATTCGCAACAACCGTGCCTTATATAACTACCGCAAAGGTATTGACTCGCACGACGCCTACGATTTTACCGTCGAAAACAACCACATCGAAGGCAACCGCTTCTTCGGCGTGGCGATTGAAAGCCGTGGTTATGCAATGCGATTGGTTAAAGTCAATGGTAATACCATCATCGAAGACCCGAATTTCCGCCTTGCCGTCGATGACGAACAGCCGGCATACGAGCAAAACCGAAATTCCGACTACTACCGCTACACAGCGATTCGAATTGAAAACAAATCCCAACCGAATCAGGCGTGGAAAAAGCAGCCTGACACAGTAAATATCGAAGTCAAAAACAACAAAATTAATGGCATCGAGTGGGACGGTCGCGGCGTACACCGCGTCATTGAGTTGCGGAACAACGAAAACGCCGAGCATGTACGCCTTAACGTTGCCATCGAGGGCAATATCGTCAACGGTAAGAGCGTGCATAACCTGTTCTTCGGTGCAGGTGCCGGCTATAACGGCATGGGTAATTTCACATTTAAAAACAATACTTTCAACTTTGAAAAGATTGTTGATACCCCGTTATATATCCAAGAGACAGACGCGAACGGCGTTATTGACGGCGCGTTTGAAATCAGCGGCAATACCCTGAATCTCGGCACGACCGCAGACCGCGCGGACAACGACATCCTCTATATGCGTACCGACACGCGTCCGCAGGTCAAATTTAACGGCAACACCATCAAGATTGCCGCCGCACAGCGTGCGCAAATCACATTTGCAGCAAGCCGCACGAACGACAAGACCAAGTACGAAGTGATGAACAATACTTGGCAAGGCCTGACGGCGGCAAATTTGAGCGGCAAATTTATCACGCTGTCCAACGTCCCCGCCGCCAGTGTCAACGTGTACAACAACAAAGCAGGCGCGGAAGACATTACCTTGTCAGGCGCGACAACCAACAGCGAATCGGCAGCGACCCCCACCGTACCGACAACGCGCCTGGCACCGCAAACATGGGAAGAAAAATACGCCGCCGCCAAGCCTGTCGCAAAAGTAGCCGCCCCTGCTCCGACATTTGCCCTCAACTGGGACGGCGCAACGACCGACACCGTATCAAGCGCGGACGGACGCTTTGTCATCACTAAAGCAGAGAGCGATACAGGCGCAACACCGCAAGGCTATCCCGGCTTGATTGACAAAGATGCAGGTATTTTGCGCGCGCGCCTGAAATCCGATGGCGCAAGCGCAGGTGCATACCCCAAAGCCACCATGCCGCTGACGACTAAAATCAGCACGGTTGTCTTGCCAATCAAAGTCCTTGATTTGAGCGGACGCAAAAAATCAGGCGCGATTGCATCAGGCGCGGGTAAAGCGGGAGACGGCGGCAAAATTGAGATTATTGCCGGTGCATTTGCCTTTGTTGAGGGCAGCACTCCCGATAAATTCCGCATGACTCGTCCTGTAGGCGCAACCGTTGACGGCAAAGAGTACCGAAACGAAGAGCTTACCGTCGGCAAATGGTACGTTTTGGGTAAAAACGTCAGCCCGGGCGCAGACTTCTTGACGTTCGGCGCAGCGGCAAACGGCAACGGCATGGTGTCCGCCGACATCGGCAAAGACCTGATGTTCTTCGACCGCAGCCTCAGCCCTGACGAATTGACATCAGCAAGCATCGAGGTCGTCAAAAAAGTCAAACCAGAAGTGTTGCGATAACCTAGACGCCGCCTGACAACATCGGGCGGCATTTAAAAGAAAGCACAAAAAATGAACAAATTAGATACATCAGTACAAGCAGCGTCAGGGGCTTCAAACTGGGCGAGTAATGCAACATACGGCGGTGCTGGCGTAGGAATTATGGGGGCATTTAACGGCGTTGACTGGGTAGCAATCATCGGTCTCGCAGTCGCAATCAGCGGTTTTTTCGTCAACCTTTATTTCAAAGCAAAAGAAAACCGCCGCGCCGAAGAAATACACGAGATGCGAAAACAACAGATTAAAAAAGGAAAATGCTATGAAGATTAACCCAAAGTACCCGATTGCCATTCTCAGCGCGTCGGTCATCGCTATTTTCGGCATCAAGGCGGAGGAGGGATACCGCGCCAAGCCATACCACGACATCGGCAAGGTTGCGACGGTCGGCCATGGTAGTACTGCTTACGAGGACGGCAGCAAGGTCAAAATCACCGACCCGCCTGTCAGCCGTGAGAGAGCCGATAAAATGCTCCGCGCCCACGTCGGCAAAGACGAAGCGAAAATGAAAGCCATGTTGCCCGGCGTTGAGTTGTCTCAAAACGAGTATGATGTGTACATCGACTTTTTTTACAACTTTGGTGCGCAAAAGTTTTACACATCATCTATGCGCCGCGAACTGCTTAAAGGCAACCATGTAGCAGCCTGCCGCGCCCTGTTGCGTTACCGGTTCGCCGCCGGGCGCGATTGCAGCCGCCCGAGCAACTGGGGTCCACGCGGTTGCAAAGGCGTATGGACGCGCACCCAAAAACGCTACACGCAATGCATGGCGGCGCAATGACACCTAAAGAGTTTTGCGAGCGCATGATTAAAGAGTGGCAAGACAAAAGCCGAGAGGCGAGCGAAAACGCAGATCTAGCGGCTTTTGAGTTGGCCGAACAAGAACTATCCAACTATACGGAGATGTTAAAACGTTATGATACTGATATTACTTAAAAAATACTGGCGGTATCTCGCTATTATCGCCGCCATCATCGGTCTTGTTTTTTGGTGGAACGGAAGTGTTAAAAGAGCCTACCAAAAAGGGCGCGACGATATGGCTTTGGAAATATCAAACCGCCTGAAAGAAGAAGCCATAAAGAAAGCCCAAGAGCAACGGGCGCAATCCGAGCAGTACCAAGACCAAAAAGCAGAACGTGAAGAAAAAGAAAGGATTAGATATGTCGAAGTGCAAAAAATCGTTGAACGCCCTGTTTATCGCAACGTGTGTATCGATTCTGACGGCCTGTCAGTCATCAACGCCGCCATTGCCGACGGCGATTAAACCGCCTGCCGATTTAGTGCAGCCATGCCCCAAACTGCCGAAACTGGTAGGCAGTACCGGCGCAGACATCCTACCGTGGTCGTTGCAGGTCGTACACCTGTACAATGACTGCAAGGCGCGACACAAGGCATTGTCAGACGCAGTAAGCAACTAAAAAGATTCCCGATGTTATTAATCGTTAACATCGGGATTTTCTTTTAAATTAATTTCCAATAAAATCAATAATATATCAAAAATAATCAAAAACCTATTGAATTACCTCATTTAAAGAGGTAATATACACACATCGGCAGACAACACAGACCGCCGAAACCGATTAACAGGGGCAAAAGGAAAAATATCATGACTACCGTAAAACTTACCGTAACCGCTAAAATATTTGATGGCGTACAAACTACTGAGCAGCAGGTTGAGCGCAAATATTCCATCGAGTGGCACAAAGGATATGCCGGCATCCGAAACGAAGATGGCTACTTTGTACAAGACATCTCTTTAAAAGGTCTTGAAACGAAAGGAGAACGGATGCAGCACGTTGTCGATACCCTCAAATCTTGGAAATAAACCAACCACGTCGCGCCCGGGCTGACAGGGGCTTATAGGAGCAAAAAATGAAATTCTCAATAAACATCATCAAAACCGAAAAAACTGAAGTAAAACGTCAATACGAAACTGTTACACGATTCAACCGGATCAATACTGGCGAAACAAAAGAAGCGGAGTTTAAGCCCGAACAAAATATTTTAATTGTAGATGGGGAAGCTTTTACAGTTCATGAAGTTTCATTCAAATTCATTACGATTGGAAATGAAAATATTAAAACAGCCCAAATCATGACATACAAAAACGGAGAACAACATTTATTTTATTCGCTTGATGTGCCTGCATTTTGGGATATGTTCGATAATTTAAATTGGGGCAAAAAAGTTTTCGGCGGTTATATCGCTAAATAACCAAAACTAAAAGCCGCCTGATTTCCTTAAGCGGCTTTTGTTTTATCGGAGGCGATATGGCAAAAAACCGAACAAGCATCACCGAGCGGCTCAAAAAGAGCCAAAAACGCGAGGCGCGCCGCGAAATGGCGCACGAATGGGCGAACAAATGGGAGCAGGATTATTTGAGCCTACTCTCTCAAATCAAAAAAGCTATCAGAACAAATGACGAGGACGAGTTGGCTTTTTTATTTGCCGACTTACGAGCTTTGCAGGAACCAAAATTCGGCGCTCTACATCGCGTAATTGACGAGCTTATCACGCCAACACGGGAGCTTATCGATGATTGATAACGCAGAGTTTGGTTACACGCCAAACAATCTCAAGGTTTTGCGTCGACAACACGGACTGACACAACAGAACGTTGCCGACATAACGGAGTCAAAACTGAAAACCGCCCAAAAATGGGAGGCAAGCCCAAGCATGAGCAGTTTTGCGAACATGCCGCACACCAAATGGCTGAAATTGTTGGAATATTTGAAGAATAAATGAGAATAGGCCGTCTGAATTTCAGGCGGCCTTTGTTTTATATCGGACTATAATCATGGCGCATCTTGGACGCATCTCCACGATACGCCATTTCTTTTTTGACGACAGGATACGCAAAAGAGATAACCAACGCATCGGCACGGTTCGGACTTGGTACGCCGCGCGACTTCATCTCTTTCTTGGACTCAATCTGTATTTTACCGTCAGCACGCGGCACAATCTCAGGAGCTTGCAACTCATCGCGCAACATCGGATCGTCAGGTATAACCCCGCCGTCTTTCAACCAATCCCGCGCCGCTTTCCACATTTCGGCGCGTTTATTGAAGCAACCCGGGTCGTTCGATTTACCCGCAAACCACACCAATTTCCACTCACGCCCAAGCCCCTGCCCCGCTGATTTAATGCCGGTACCAAAGCCCGCGTCGATAAATACCGCGTCCGCCTTATGCTCGTCTTCGTACCGTGCGATTTTTTGCGCGGCGATCAGGTCGTTATCGTTTTTGGGGAACGTCTCAAGGATTTTAAACACCAAACCTTGACGCATCGCGATCACAAATTCGTCGTCGCCCTCCCATGCCGGGTCAACCGTGATGATTTTCGGCGCAAACTCATATTGAGATTTGGGGATATGCCTGCCATACCCAGCCGACACATCTGCCTCCGAGATAAATTGACGGGCAGACATTGACGGGAACATACCGCGCACGCGGATTTTGAAAAAGTCCGACTCTTCACCGTAGTCTTCCGCCCATTTTTGAATTTGCGCCTTGTTCGTCCCCTCGACCGTGCGGCTGTCAATTTGATAGGTTATCCACCGATGCTTATACCGGCGGAAACATTCGCGGAAACGCCCAATATTTCGGGTAGGGTTTCCGAAAGCAAGCCAAATAATCTCCGTGTCCTCGTCGGTCAACGCACCTTCGGCCACCTCCCACACCTTATCCGCAATCGCCGACGCCTCGTCAAACACCAGCATAATGCGCTTGCCTTTATTGTGCAGACCTGCGAACGCCTCCGTATTATGCTCAGACCACGGCACGAAGTCAGCCCGCCAAGTCTTGGTGTTCAGACGGTCTTTTGCCGTGATACTCATAACCGCGTCGTTAAACCAATCCGCTGTGATACTCAACCGCTGCCATTTACCCACTTCAGGCGCGGTTTTGGTGCGCAACTGCGTCTCCGTATTACTCGTGATGACGACCTTACTGTCTTCACACGTTGATAACGACCAGTTAATCAGCATACCGATTTCCGCCGACTTGCCGATACCGTGTCCGCTCGCAACCGCGATCATCAACGGCATATGGCGCGTTTCGGGATTGGATAGATGGTTTTTTACATCCTCCATGATTTTCGCCTGCCAGGCGCGCGGCGACTTATACCCCTCAAGTTCGCCGTTATCCCAGTCATAGGCAAACATCGCCCAAGACAGCGGGTCATGCTGATACGCGACAGCGGCTTCGATGATTTGGCTGTTCAGATCCATCATTTTAAACGCGCCTTTGCCCGTGCTATACGTTCCGCCAGCGTTTCATCGACCGACACCTCGACTTTATCCTTAAACATACCCAAATGACGGGCGATACTGTCCAACGCGGCTTTGCTGCTCGACAGTTTGAGTTTCGACACCTTTGCGGCGATTTCACCCTCCGTCTCAGTTACATCAAGGCCATCGACCGCCAATACCATTTCGCGCGTCCACTCACTCACGGGACGCAGGCGGCCGGTATCATCAAAAAACGCGCGCTTGTCCACATCGGCGATTGCCGCCCAGCGTTGCAATACCCAGTCTTGTGTAATTTCCGTACGCTCCGAGAGTTTTTCGCGCGCCTCTCGGACAGCCTGGGCAACCTCCGGATCCTTAAGCAGGCGCGATGCGGTTGCACGCGCCGACGATTCCGAATAACCCGCCGCCCGCGCCGCCCGCGCCCCGTTCATATCAATCAAATATTCTTCGACAAATCGTTTTTGTTGTTCAGTCAGCATTTAAATTTTTCCATTTTACTTTTATCACATTACGGATCTCGTGGCGGCAGATGCGCCCAATCGTTTCAGGCGAACAGTCAAAACTCCGTGCCAAAATATGATAATTGACACCCAGTTCGTTAAGCCGCCTTATTATTTCAACCTCTTTATCCGTCAACTTAGACCGCCCATGCGATTCCCCGCATCGCTTGCCGTTATCCTCATTACACTGTACCAGCATTAAAAATCTCCCAATCTCCCGCACTTACCACATCGCTTACATGTTTGATATGTTTCAAAAGCGCCGATTTCACGAACATCCAAATCATCATGATTACAAACAAGCCGCCTTAGTTTAATCAACAACCATCTCACACCTAAAACTCCCAAATTATGCCAAATTCCCCAGCCGCCCATGATTGCAGGCGGTTTTGGTATTCCGTCATTTCCGCCGTATTAAGCGTAGTCGTGCTTATCGGCGTCTTGACCTCCGTTCCGTCGGGCATGGCTTTAATATCAAAGCCCAGTAACACGCCTTTGCAATACTCGTGCCACGTTTCCGCGCTGTATCGGCGACCGTTTACCCATGCTTTATCCGCCAACTCCCCGTAGATTTTCCACAAGCGGCGGTTTTGTTCGACGCTCCGTTTGGATTTGTGCGGGCGGATCGTGATGTCCAAATTTCCATTCTCAAACCACCCGTTCAGGTTGTCCCAAATCGACCGCATGACTTCCTTTTTGTTTTCGGGTGTCAGCATGAATTTCGCTTCGTTCATTTCAGACGACCTCTCACGCTGATAATCTCCAAATCCACAAGGCGACCCATCGTGCGAAACTGCGACCGCCGCATATAAAACTCTTTGTCCTCGCGGCTCAACTTGATATGCGACCGCCCATCTATCACGTCATGACAGGAGCTACACCCAAAGCCGCCGCTCAAGTCATCGCTTTTCAGCCCCATGCCGTGCGTCTCGCTCGGAAAATGGCAAAAGACGACGGTTTCAGGGTTGTAATTGCACACACCGGCGATGTTGAGTGTGCATTGCTCGCCTTTAGCGGCTTTTCTGATTGCGCTCACTTACGCTTCCTCTTCGCGCGGTTTTTAATGTTGATTTACTCCTGCTTCGGAGATTTAAAAGCCAGTCAATATTTCGATACGACAACGCCAATAACCTCAATTCATTTCTACTCACCATATAACTCCTTAAGGTTTCAGTGCGAATGAAAGCATAAGGAAAGCCCAAATCACGGAAAAAACAACAAAAATAAACAGTTGCATCGTATGAATTTCTACTACTTTCCTGTCGCTTTTTTGAAAAATTAACGTTTTTCTTAAATCAAGCACAGACAGAACTTTACTTACGAAATAGCCAGCATAAAGAAAAACTAATGCCGAAACAAAAGCGAAAAATTTAATCATTAAAATCTCCTATTATTCAAATGCGCTAACTTCAGCAATCCCACCCTAAAAGACCTCAAACGACCAACCACCGCCATCCTTTTTAGGCTTTACCTTAACGGCAACAAAGCGGAATGGATAAGAGTCGGCTGCCACCTTAATTTTTACGCGGGCATCATCCTGCCAAAAACCCTTTACCTCGTGCATTTCCATTGTGCCGTTTGCAGTCATGACGGCAAAATCAGGGGTGTAAAAAGTTTTATCCGCAAGTCGAAGCTTGACACCCTCGAACCGATACCAAAGTATTAATCCTTGCTGCTTCTGCTTTTCAAGATATTCAGCGTATGCCGATTCTGTCTTGTTCATCTCGCCAGTTTTCAGACGACCTAACGCATACATCGCGCCCTTTGATTTTTTATTCATCACAACCCCAATTCTTCGCAAACTCGTTTTGCTGCACCTGTATTCCAATACGCAGGGCTTAAAATCGGGAATGCCTGATTTGCCATTCGCGCCGCTTCGCGCATCAAGACGCCCACATCGGGGGCGGCCTTTTCTCGCAGTTCTTGGCGTTTTTGCTTCAGTGCCTCTTTGTTGTTTTCGCGGTAATATTTAGCCTCAATACTGACGCACTCCCTGCATTTGGACTTAAACATACTGTTTCCGTAGGCATCCAAGCCGCTTTTGTGGTACTCGCTCAACGGCTTTTCTTCCCCGCACTTGATGCATTTTTTAGTCGTCATCGCGGTCAATCCTCCGACCAAATTCATCCAGCGGCGGACGGGACGCTGCGTGAATCACCACACCAAGCACCGCGCCAAAAGCCATTGCAAGACCTAACCACTCAATCCAATTCATTTTTCACTTTCCTTTCGTTCGCCATTTTTCAAAAATTTCACTTCGCTTTGCCATCGTTGCCGCCGGCGCGGCTTCAAATCCTTTCAGATGGCAACCATGCCCGCCGTGGTAGTACGTCGCCCGCTCTTCTGCATTTCGCGCCTTGCTGCATTTCGCAAACCCGCGCAGTTCCGTTTCAGAAAGTGCTTTGAAATCTGCGTTGACACAGTGGTAACAGGTTTCAGACCTCATATTCGTTTCCCCACTTATTGCCTTGCTCGGTCGGCGTCCAATTCAGATCAGGCTCGTTTTCAAATCTCATAAACTGACCTTTCCACCCGCAAACCACGCTGCCCATTTCGCCATCACGGTTTTTAGCGATAATCAACTCAGCAAGATGCGGGTTTACTTGGTTGTCGTAGTAGCTCTCGCGGTGCGGCATGATGATGATGTTTGCGTCCTGCTCAATCGCCCCGCTGCCGCGAATGTCTGCCATGTTCGGGCGTTTGTCTGCCGCTTTCGCGCTGCCCCTGTTCAACTGGGCAACCAACACGACGGGAATATTCAGTTCGACGGCAAGGTTTTTCAGGCGGCGGGATATATTGCCAAGCTCCGCCACTTCGTCTTTGCCCGGTCGCGGCATGATGTGCAGATGGTCAACGACCAACAAATCAAGCCCCGTCGTCATTTTCTTTTCCTTTGCCAAGAAGCAAAGTTCGTCCACGTTCAACAGGTCGCTATTTACATCAAGCCGCCAGTCAGACGCTCTCGCCATGTAGCCGCCCATGTTTGAGTAATCCATCTCGGTCAGACGACCTGTTTTCAGGCTTTTCATGTCGATACTGCATTCAGCCGCCATGCTTCGGCGGGCAAGCTCCAGTGATGACATTTCGTAGCTTTGGTAATGCACCGCCTTTCCCTGTTTCAACGCAAAGCGGGCGATGTTTTCGGCTAATACCGTCTTACCCATTGACGGGCGGGCGGCGATTACAATCAGGTTTCCATCGGGTAGCCCGCCGATTGCTTCGTCCAGTTGCGGCAAGCCTGTCGGCAAACCGAACCGCACACCCTCAAGCCGCTTGTCCAAATCGGCGATTAAATCTTGCAGGGTTTCGGTAAAGGTTTTGTTTTCGCGCTTTACCGCGTCCTTACCCACCTCTGCCAGGCAATCCGCTGCCGCATTGAGTTTTTGGGCAACGTCGCCGCCGTCTTTGGCTAAGGCGATTTTTTCAATATCGGACGACACTTTCAGCAATCCCCGCTCGATGTAGCGGTCGTTCACGATTTTTGCGTATCGGGCAATATTCGCGGCTGATGGCGTGTTTTGCTGCAACTCAATCAGGTAGGACAGACCGCCTGAGTTTTCCGCCTCGCCGCGCGCCTCCAGCTTGTCACTTACCGTGATGACGTCTATCGGCTCGTTTGCCGCCGCCATATCCAGCAGGGCGCGGAAAATGATTCTGTGTTGCGCCTGATAAAATTTTTCGGGCGTCAGCGCGGCGCATTTCACAATCGCAGCCGGGTCAATCAAAATCGCCCCCAAGACCGTCTGTTCCGCTTCAAGGCTTGTCAGCGATTCGACTGCCACCATCTCTTCAACTTCGTTCATTTCTTCGTTTCCTCGTCTTTGGTTTTAGTGTTTCGGTGGCCGCCATTCGATGATTTTCAAAAAGTTTGCCGGTTTGAAAATCCAATCGAAGCTGACTGCAAATCCCGAACTGTTATCGCCCATCCAAAACGGATTCATCGCGACCTTGCGGAAAACCGATGCAAACCAGTTCAGACCGTCTTCAGTGCTTTCAAAGCGGATTTTCCCGTTCGGGGCTTTCGTCCCCTTGATTTCCATCCATCGCGCCGTGATTGCCCGTTTGCGTGTTTCGTTGAGTAGCTGCACGTTCGGCAGGCGGTCACCCAAGATTTCGTTGTAGCAGTCTGCGATGGCTTGGCATGGCACGCTGTCGGATCGGCGGCGGCGCGGAACATTCCCATCTTGGCGGTTTCCCTTTCCGCTACTGTCGGTTTTGCTTTCGCTGTTTGTCTTCAGTGTGGATTGTTCCGCTTCTGCTTCCTGTCCCACTGTCTGCAAAACATCTTGGTCGTCTTGCTCATGCGTTTTCGCGTTAGCGGAAACAAACGCGTCAGCGTTCAAATCGTCTTTTCCGTTTTCGTCGTTTGGGGGTAAGGGGGTATTATTTAATCTTGTATTATTTAATCTTGTATTATTACCTTTGACTTTTTCGTCAATAGGGGTCATGACTTTTTCGTCAATAGGGGTCATGACTTTTTCGTCAATAGGGGTCATGACTTTTTCGTCAATCCAAATCTTTCGACCCTTGATTTGCTTGCCCTCGTAAACCATTTCCAATTTCACAAAACCAAGTTCAGAAAGATGGCTTATCCATCGGCTTACAGTCTCTTTTTTGGTTTCGTACAGTTCGGCAAAATAGCCGTTTGACGCGGTGCAATACCCAAGCTTGTTCGTCAGGGCTGATATTTCTGCAAAAAGCAAACGTTCGGCAGGCTTAAGGCGTTTTTCATACCGCACATAGGCGGGCAATATCGCGTAAAAACTAGGCTTTTCGTTGGTTTCCATCATCAACCCCTTTCACAATTTCAGCCCACTTGTCCAACGCTTCCTGAGCTTTCATAACATCTTCGGCTTGCATATAAGCCAACACCAGCAATCGGGCTTCGTGTATTCTTTGTTCTCGGTTCATGGTTCGATTCCTGATCTGGCGATTGAGTAATGGGCGACCGGATTTTTACAGTTGCCGACCTTGTAACGCGGTTTGTTAAATTCAAATCCGAGGTTTTCCAAATCCGTGATTCGTGCGGCAAGCTGGGTAATATCCAGCTTTGCGTAAGCTTCGTAGGATGTGATGTGTCCGTTTTGTCGGATATACTCGACAATCCGCTTGCATTGCGTTTGCTTTTGGTTCATAATTGCCTTTCGTCTTACCTGAATCGTTTCCTCGCAATTCAGGGGAATTGCCCGCCTCGTGCGGGCTTTTCTTTTTTTAGCTTTGTGATACATCATCCATTAACATGATGATGCGCGTGTTCAAAATGGCAGAGTAATTACCCATCGCCACTTCCTGCTCGGTAAGCAAGGTGCGGCTGTCTTCCGGCAAATCGCGGAAAGCCGTAGTTTCCATAAATGTACGCAGCTTGCGATGGCGTTCTTCGAGTTGCGCATATTCGATTGTCAGGCGGTCTTTGAACGTATCAGCGACCTGATACGCCTCTTCAAACTGTTTCTTTGGCGACCATGAGACATAGCCGTCAAATTCCTTGACATTCGGCTCGCCGTTCGGATAAACGACCAAGTAACCGTCGTCGGCGGGATTTTCGTTTTCCGGCACCTGCCAGCCGCGCAATGCGTTGTAATCGCCGCGATTCATCGGCGTTGCCTGTACTTCTTTTGTTCCGATGTACTGCTTCATTTGCTTTCCTTTCTGATAAATTGCGGATTTTTCCACTAAGAAATAATCACTTATAAAAATAAGTCAGGGCGGATTTCTTCCCGTTTAACCCCTGTCAATTCTTCAATTTTCTTTGCATTTACAGCCGTTACCTTTGCACGACCATTCACATAACTGCTGATAAGTTGCTTCGATACACCAAGCGAATCAGCCATTTTTTGCTGACTGCCAAGTATCGAAACCGCCTTTTTAATCGCTTCCATAGTCAAACTCCTTTTTACATAAGTATAAAAAAACAATACATGAAAGTCAAATATATTTATTCCTATGAAGTCCAGTTTTTTTATACAATTTGCAAAGGAGTGCAAAATGACTAAAGAACAAATAAACTTATCCGAATGGGTTTTGGCTGCTCGTGAATATGCGGGACCTGAAATGACCCAAGAAAAATTAGCGGAACATCTTGGAAGAACGAAAGCAAATGTGTCAGCAATGGAAAACGGACGTTCAAAGCCATCGTTTGAGCAAATGATGGAGATACACAGGGTTACGGGATACCCTTTGCCATATCAGCAAAGTGCAGGAAGAGACCTTATTAATGGCAATCAGACAAATACCAGCTACACCCTGAATCAAAATTCTGTAAGCAAGCCAACAAAAGAAGAGCTTAGCGACGCAGACAAACACTTTTTAAAATCAATGCCGCTTTTGGATATTGATATAGCCGTTCGCCATCTCGCCAACCCTGATAAGGATAGGACGCAAATTCAGGGCGATGGGGACAGGGCGGCAACATTTATCCCACACTCGGGGCATACCGTCGGCGTCCGCATGGCTGACGACGTGGAGTTTGCCGGGATAAAACGGGGCGATATACTGATAGTGGAGCCGCATATCCCGCCAAGAGACAAAGACTTGGTGCTGATTTGTATCGACAATACGGGCTACCTGCGCGGCATGGTGGGCAGGTTGTCCATTGCGATTGATGGGGCGTATACCTTTATCTACGATGGCGGTGCAGGCATCCCGCTGCCTGATGGCGCGTTTATTGCCGGAGTAGTCGTAGAAGTGAAACGAAGGCTGATACCTACCGATATTTTACTGAGTAGGCTTAATCCTGATTACAAACCTAAAATAAAAGGGGTGGAATAGAATGACACAAGACCAAATTGCACTGACTGTTTTTATTGCTGCCGGCGGCACTATTGCGTTTTTTATTGGAAAATTCAAAATAGCCGAATGGAAGTCAAATCGAGAGACTAAACAAATGAAACAAGAAACAACTAAAGATGAGTTGGATGTGAACGGCGGTGGCTGCCTGATTATGGCGGTTGTCTTGTTGTTTGGGTTATTTCAGATATTTATAGGACTTGCAGGCATTGAAGATGAATTTGGATTTTGGTGGATGATCGCCGCTATTGCTGCCTTATTTATAGCAAGGCTAACCTTTCCAATCTCAATCGGCGTTTTCTATTATGCCGTCAATCAATGGGATTGGGATTGGTACTGGGCAGCGTTATTCGCTTTTCCAATGGTAGCCTTGCAGGTTATCGCATACTCCGCAGACGCAATAACATCAGCATTGAAAATATTCCGCAAAAGATGATTTTAAATCCACTTGCCAATCAAAGATTGTTTATTTGATTATAGCCCGACATAGCCCGCCCGCTTAATGGCGGGCTATTTTTATTTGAAGTATTCCCTATGCAAAACCGCCCTAGATGGGCGGTTTTTTTGCGCCTGTATAAAATTAATTTCATTTAAAAACAACAAAGTATAAAATTTAAACACTTTAAAGACTAAATATATTTGACTTTAAGTATAAAAAGTTTATACTACACCCATCGAAACAAAACACACAAAGGACGCAAAATGAACTTCGCAGAATTTAGCTCAAACCCGGCAGTACAAGAAATGGTTTTTGCTGAGACGCTGAAAACTTTAAAAGAGAAAACAGGAATCACAACAGATAAATTCAAAGAATTAATGGCTACTGATAACAAATTTTCTGCGAAGTTTTTCGAAGAGATGGCCGAAACAGTTAAAGCAAGTTTCAAAAGCTTCAAAGAACAACAAATCATCTAAGTTTCTTACCCAAGCCGCTTCAAGCGAGGCGGCTTCAATAAAAAACTTAATCTGTTCTTTAAAAATCAGGAAACGCAGTAACCGCCCTTCAGGTAGGCGAAAGCCGATAGGAAGACATGGTAAAGCATGGGGGAAGTCGAACAAACGGTTACAGGCAGGCGGGAAGCCGAAAAGACAATAACCCGCAGCGCAAACAGAGCCGCTTTGAAAGACAGGCGGCTTAATCAAGGGCTTGGGCGAGCTACTGCCAACGCGGAGGCACAAAGCCGACTACACACGGCAGGGCAACGGCACGCGGAAACAGTAAGCCCCGACCCCTTGATTAAGACAACACGCGAGGAAACGCAAGATGAACAATTCATCGAATTTAATAGACATTAAAGTCCATGCGCCTAATTTGGCGAGATGGGTTAAAGGCGAATTTGACAGCATGGTCGAGTTTGGATTTCCTGACGACCAGCTTTATCACGATGCCGTCGATACCGTGAAAATGGCGGGCGGCAAAGTGAAACTGTCAGACGGCGACACGGATTTCTACCTGTTTTCAGACGGTACGAAATTAAAAATCACATCGTCGCCGTCAATCAAATGCGAGGTCATCGAATGATGTACGAACCGATTACATCCGATTGGGGCATGGCAGGCGAGGACGCAGCCTACACGAGAGCGCAGGCAATCAGCGAGGCAAAGCAAGAAGCGTTTGCCGCGCTGGAAGACGACATCGAACATCTCGTCATGAAGACGGCGTTTGAGTACCGCGAATCACTCAAAGAGTGCCAATACGAAACCCCGCACCAGTGGGAATACAGAATGAGCCTGCGAGATGGAGCGGCGTGGATCAGCGATGAAATGATGGAAGTGATGGAGGAAGCCATAGAGGACGACCATTACTACACGCGAATCGAAAATCTTGATTTTTACGCGGACAGATATATCGAGCAGGCGCGGATTATCGCCGCCTGAAAAGAATACCCGTGAAGTGGAATAGAGTAGGCAGACCGTAAGTCGTGAGTGGGAATGCCGGCGGGGGTTTTTGTTGAAATGTTTTCCCACCGCCCTAAACCACGACAATGCGCGGGCAGCGACTCCTTAAGCAGCAGTCGGCGGGCACCCCAAATATCATGAATCAGCGAGGAAACCATGAAATACACAGTAATTGCAATCATTGCGTCAGCAGTGGCTTTCGGCGTGCAGGCATACGCGAAAGCGCAGGCATACGCAGACTACACGACGGACGCCGCATTTATCGACGTGGACGCCCTAGACCCTTACGAGGGTATCCGCGAAGACATCGCCAAACAAGCGATGCGCGAAGCAGAAGAAGCAACGCGCCAGCAGGCAGTGGAAATCGAGAAACTTTATCAATCTTTACCGCCGCTGGAAAAAGTGCGCGGCGACGCGGAGGCGGCAAAATGAACCATCAACCATACGGACTTGCAGGCAGCCTGTCGGCAAAGGTTAAAGGCTTTATGGGTTTGCCACGCAGTCCAAACGTAGTCATGCGAAAAGTTATAAGTGGCTATCAAGTCGGAACTATGCCCGAGGGCTACAACGACCCCGCGCCCCGACTCAGAAAAGGGAAGCGGCCGCAGTTGGAGAATGTTCAGTTTTTCAGAGAAGAATCTGACGCGCGGGCATATGCGGATAAGTTGCTTGCAGGGGCGTAAAGGAGGGGGCGAGTCATGTGCCAACAACAGATGTTTTATTGCCAAGTTATGCAAGAGCTTGAAGAGCAAGAAGAAAACGAAAGGAATAAGGAAAATGAGTTTCCCGCAGGAAGTATGGAAAACCCTGTCGTCTGTGAATGTGAATGACAAGGTAGAGAAAAAGAACGGTTTAAGTTATCTCTCATGGGCTTGGGCGTGGCAAACACTAATGGAACACTACCCGGAAAGTGTTTTTGAAATGCACCCTGAAAAATTCTTTTCAGATGGCACGGCAGAAGTTGGCGTAACGGTAACGGTAAAGAAAGGCGACCAGTCGATTAGCCGTTATATGTGGCTTCCTGTCATCGACCATCGAAACAAAGCAATTCAAAACCCAAACAGTTTTGACATCAATAAAAACAAGATGCGCTGTCTTGTTAAATGCTTGGGTATGTTTGGGCTTGGCTTGTACATCTACGCCGGTGAAGATTTACCGGAGATTGAAAAGAATCCGCCTTTTGACCTTGCCGCGTATGAGAAAGCAGTAACCGAAGCGCAAACAGAAGATGAACTGAAACAAATCTTTGCGGACGCTTGGAAACATACAGACGGCAAGCTACGCGCCAAAGTCAAAGACATTTACGAAAACCGAAAAGCCGATTTTCAAACCAACCAACAGGAGCAAGAGCAATGAGTATCACACTTTATCAATGCGCCGCCGACGTCCAAACGGCATTAGACCATCACTTTGACACCGAGACAGAGCGTCAAGACACGCTGGAAGCGGTTATCGGGCAGTTTGAAGTAAAAGCAAAATCCGTGATTGGCTACATCAAAAACCAAGAAGCGACAGAAACAATGCTTGAAGAACACATCAAGCAGATGAATGAAAAACTCAAGACGATTAAGGCGCGCAATCAAAGTCTGAAAGACTATCTCGACCGCAACATGAAAGCGGCGGGAATCAAAGAGATTAAGGCAGACGACGGCACATTTAAAGCGTCATTCCGCAAATCGAAAGCGGTTGACGTTTTCGACGAAAAGCAGATTCCCGCCGAATTTATGCGCGAACGTATCACGGTTGCGCCTGATAAAACCGCAATCAAAAAAGCAATCGAAAGCGGTCAGGAAGTTGCAGGCGCGAAGATTGAAGAGCGTTTGAATCTTCAGATTAATTGATTGTGATCCGTCATGTTCGCAGTGTTTGGCAAAAGCCGCCCCGAAGAAGAGAAACGGCGGCGGCTTGTATATGACAAAGACGATTGCAAGTGGTACGAGGATACCCGCAAATGGAAGCGGCTTAGTAACGCCCGCTACCAAATCAGCCCTGAATATTCGTCAATCGAGACGGCGGAAGAATTTATCAGGCTGTTTGCGGGTAATCCCGACATCCACATCGTAGGAATCAGACAGGCGCAGGAAGTGAACGGGAAGACCGTTTGGAAGCCTGTCAAAACAGTTTTAAAAGAAATTAAAAAGGAAAAAATATGAAGTTTGAAGTATTCAATAAGCGACCAAGTAAAAAAGACGTTAAAGAGGCGCGAAGTTATTCATTAGCTGAAGAACAGGCAGAAGCATTGGCTAGTGCAACCGCGCCTAAAAAAGGCGAGATTTGGAAGTCTCCAACCGGTCGCGTTGTCTTAATTAAAAGCGATCCAATTGTAATCAATAACTCGACCGGCGATTCATTCGCCAACAGTTACGGAGTGGTCGTTGCCGACATAATCAGTCGGGACTTGGAGACCGATTTTAACATTTTTTTCCCGTTAAAAGATTTATTGAAATATAAAAAAATTGGGAAGAAAAAATAAACCTTAAAAAAGGAAGCAGAAATGCTGAATAAAGTAATTTTAATCGGGCGTTTGGGCAAAGACCCTGAAACGCGCTTCATGCCCAATGGCGAAGCCGTCTGTAATTTCAGCGTCGCTACGAGCGAAAGCTGGAACGACCGCAACGGTCAACGCGTAGAGCGTACCGAGTGGCACAACATCACCATGTACCGCCGCCTTGCTGAAATCGCTGGGCAATACCTGAAGAAAGGCAGCCAAGTTTACCTTGAGGGCAAGATTCAGACCCGCAAATACACCGACAAGAACGGCGTGGAGCGCACGGCATACGACATCATCGCCAACGAAATGAAGATGCTGGGCGGTGGTAACAGTGAGCAACCGATACAACCGGCACAAGGCGAAACACCGACACCGCCACGACGTCAAGCACCAGCAGCACCAGCCCAACCCACCGAAGACATTGACGACGACATACCTTTTTGAGTTAAGGAGTAAAAAATGACTGAATATGTTTTCAAAATTTCTACTAATGACGTAGGCGTTGTTTTTGAAACACCTGATATTAACCCAGCACATGAAGATAATGTAAGAGAAGGAATTGCTTACTTATCGGCGGCATTAGTATCAATTTTTATTAACGATGTTTCAAAACATATCAAAGAAAATCAAAAAGATTTTATTTTTACTGCTCAAACCATGATTGATAACTCAGCCATCCTAAAAATGGAGGAACAAAAAAATGACGCAACAATTTAAATTCGGCGACCGCGTGAAGCGGAAATCAGACGGCGCGGTTGGTGTTGTAGTTGACACGAAGTTTCAATCCATTTGGGTTGTTTTTGAGGGTAGCGTGGTATCTGATTTTTATGATGATGACGAGTTTGAAATCATCCCGCACCCCGACACCGTCCGCCTTGATTGGCTAGTGAAAAATGATTGCGCGTTGACTGAAAAGCTTTGTGATGAAGATGGCGATATACACCCTACACCAAATGCCGTTATTCAGAAGCAAGAAGACCATTTCGAGGTATTGGCGGCTACAAGTAACAACATCCGAGAGGCAATAGATGTTGCTATGGCATACATCGACAGCAAACGATAACAACCCCACAGGCAGGCAGCCATCCGCTCAGTTAATTTAAGGAAAAATTCAAACCAATTTAACAAATGGCAAAAGGAAAGATGCAATGACACCTGAAAGAATCGAACAAGAGCGCAAGGCGTTTGAGGAGTGGTACGCAAGTACTTATTTACCAACCCCGATGCACGGACGAACATTTAATAAATACCCAACCGGCGTTTATTGCCTACAACACGTTCAAGATGGATGGCAGGCATATCAAGCACGAGCCGCACAATCCGAATGGATAAGCGTGGAGGAGAGGCTGCCGGAGATTGAAACTTCCGTCCTGGTATGTACCGAACGCGGATATATTTTCTTGTCATGGGCAAGTAATGAAGATGTATTTTGGTTCTACAACGAGGATGAAGATGACCGTGTAACCCACTGGCAACCGCTCCCAGAACCACCTGAAGAGATAGGCAAATGATGGCAGCCGAACGCCCGAGCCGTTGAGAGGACGGCAATTAGCGAGGAAACAAAATGCAAACAGCAAGCCAAATGATGGCCGCAAAACGTGCGGCGAAGAAAGAATCAGCCGTTAAAAAATACGCCCGCGAAAATATCGGCAACAAACGCGCCGACCGTAACAAGTTGGCAAACATTGCCACAATCCACGCGATGAACAAGATGGCAATGCACAAAGGCGAACCGCAAAGCCTTGACGCACAACTGACCGAAAACATCAAAAACCTTATGCACTATGAAGCGATGGTTTACGGCTACGACCGAATCAGTGTAACCGTGTTTGAAAAGCTTATCCGCGCCATGCGTGTTGTCGCCTGCATCTACGCCGACAGCGAGTTAAGCAAGACGACAACCGAAGCGCAGGCGGCAATTGAGAGCCTGCGCTGTAACGATTCAGACGACCTATCGCCAAACCAACGGCGCGAAGTCCTGAAGCCAGTGTTGAAGCTGATTCAGTTTTGCGAGGCATACGACGCGGTCGTGCCTGAAAAGACCATCGACAAAGTCGGTCTTTATTGCGCGAGCGTGCAAATCGCCCTGTACACCGCCAGCCTGTACGAGCGTCCTAAACGATACATCCAAGCCTTATTCGACATCATCAACGGCAAATCGATACGCGCCATCGCAAAAGACATTGGCGAAAAAGAAAACGTGTTACGTGAAGAGGTATTAAATGCGGCATGGCATTTTTACCGTATCGCAGAATGTAACAACACAATCGAACCGGCAAACACAATTCCCGAACTTCGCCATGATGACTATAAGACGCTTGGCAGCTTCGACCGATTGTCTGATTTTGTGCGTGTCGCAATGGCAAAAATCCTGATTCCGTTCGAGGAAAATACAGGAATCAGCCTGATTAATTACAACCAATTCCGCAAGGATTTGATTCGAGCAGAAATTATATGAGAAAACTAACATATGGCAGCGTTTGCAGCGGTATAGAGGCGGTATCCGTTGCGTGGGACGGATTGAATCTAAAGCCGATATGGTTTTCCGAAATTGAACCTTTCCCGTGCGCGGTATTGGCGCATCATTACCCGACTATCCCAAATCACGGCGACATGACGACGTTACCGGAGCGGATTTTATCAGGCGAAACTGAAGCACCGGATATTTTGGTCGGCGGGACACCGTGCCAGGCTTTTTCGGTTGCCGGCTTAAGAAACAGCCTAAATGACGAACGCGGAAACCTGACGCTTGTTTTTGTAAGGATTTTAAATGCAATTAACACTATTCGAAGACGCTACGGACTGCCCGACGCAGTTGTACTGTGGGAAAACGTCCCCGGCGTTTTATCAACACGAGACAACGCCTTCGGATGTTTTTTGGCAGCTTTGCTTGGCGAGTCCAAAGAGCTTGTCCCAACAAGGGGCAAATGGACGGGTGCAGGTATTGTGCGTTCCGACCAGCGTGAAATCGCATGGCGAATCTTGGATGCCCAATATTTCGGAGTCCCCCAACGCCGCCGAAGAGTGTTTCTTGCGGCAGGTAGTCGAAACAGACGTATCGCCGAAATACTATTTGAGCAGCCGGGCGAAAGCAGGAATTTTGAACAGGGCAGAAAAAAGGAGGAAGAAACTACCGCCTTTATTGAAAGCAGCTTTGGAACATATCGAGAATCCGATTTAGGAGGCACAGTAAAAAGAACAGGAGGGGCTTTATCAGGAGGGAGCGAAACACTTATTGTCAATATTGGAGCGACATTAAGTACAGGATTCGGCGGCCGCGGGGTTGATTCAGACCAAATCTGTAATGGAAATTGCGTTATCAATTTTCCAAAAGTACGAAAACTAACTCCAATTGAATGCGAAAGGTTGCAAGGTTTCCCTGATAACTACACCCTGATTCCGTGGCGAAACAAGCCAGCCGAACAATGCCCGGACGCGCCGCGATACATGGCAATCGGCAACAGTATGGCAGTTCCGGTTATGCGATGGATTGGAGAAAGGGTGTGCAAGGCATGAAAGAAATCGTCGTCGCAATCCTGATCGCCGTAGTCGTCATGGCTATCGAGCTATCAGGAATCCCAAAAGGGACGGTACAGATAAACGAATATCAGAGAGGGCAGCAAAGATGAACGAATGGAAGAAAGTATCTGAAGAATTGCCACCATTAAAAACGACTGTATGGGGTGGATGGTTTGATGTTGGTGGAAAGTTTATAAGTGGATTATTTGTGTTGGCGAATAATGGTAATTTCCAGTCGTGGGCAAGCAAAGACGATTACCCTGTAAGCCATTGGATGTATCTACCCGCGCCGCCCGAAAATCAGGAGTAATACAATGGCAAAAATCATAATCGAAATTGAGGATTTGCCCGACGGCAAGGTTAGTTATGTCCCTCGTGGAGACCTACTTATCCGAGATGGCGGCACTCCTGCTTAATTAACTTGGGTAGCCGTGCAAAACCTGATTTATAAATTTGCAGAAATCGGATCTACCAACCAAGGACAAGCGAAATGAAAATTTCAGACAACCTGAAAGGCGAAAATTACTTTAAGCCTGATTTAGTTAAGTTTTTAAATAAAAGATAGGAGTTTGCAATGAAGTATCATGTATTTAACAAGAAACCCAGTCGCGCCGACATTGAGGAAGCCATGCAGTACAGCGATCCATTTGAACAAATGGAAGCACTCGCTCACAGCACTGCCCCCGCGAAAGGTGAGTTGTGGCAAAACGTAAACACAGGACGAGTGCTGGTTATCCGAAGCAAGCCTATGCCCATTCAGGGTTCGCCGACAGGTGGTAATTACGCCGACAATTTCGGCGTAGTCGTAGCGGATGTAATCGACAATGGATTAGATGTTGATTTTGACCTCTTCTTTAAGTTAAGTCAGCTTTTAAACTATAAAAAAATTGGTCGTCTGAAAAAGAAATTAGAAGAAGTTTAGAAAGGCAAAAGATGTATCTAACAGCGCAAGAATGCGCGGAATTACTACACGTCAAACGCGCAACATTCGTTAATCAGACTTGCAAACAGGCTGACTTCCCAAAGCCTTTTGTCATCTCGCCGCGCAAACGGTTATGGCCGAAAGCCGAAGTACACGACTTTATACGCCGCCGCCGTCAGAAATAGAGAAACCGCCGTAACAGGCGGTTTTTTTTCAATCCAACAAATCGGCAAGCTCTCCAATATCGGGGTTATAGTACACGTTCAGTAATATGCGTAAATCCTTATGACCGCTGATTTTCGCAAGCTGCATAGGCTCAACCTTCGCCGCCATGCGTGTCAAGGCTTTATGGCGCGTATCGTGGAAATGGAAGTTTTCTGCGCCGTCAACCTTCGCCCGCGCACGTCTGAACATTACATCAAGCGTGTGGGTGCTTATATCAAAAACAGATCCGCTTTCCGAGCGTGGCAGTCTATCTAATATCGCCATGGCTTTTTTAGACAACGGTACATCACGACTGCTTCCGTTCTTCGTCATCGGCAGATGTACCACGCGCCTACTCAAATGCACATCACGCCACATCATATTACAGATTTCCCCGGCACGCATGGCCGTCTCAATCGCAAACAAGACAACCAGTCCGATACGTTGCTTAGTTGTAATTATAGGCACACCATCAGCTACACCAAGCTCACGCACGACAGCCAAGACAATATCGTCAGACGGTATGTAGTTCCGCGCCTTTCCCTTGCTTGGACGTCTGATTTGCAGTAGTGGATTAGATGGCAAAACCCCCCATTCCTTTACCGCCATTTGGCACACAGCAGAAAGTGTTTCCAGTTCGCGTCTTACTGTTGCGTCCTGCACCTCTTTTTTTCGATTATCGCGCCACTGGGCAAAATGATACGGGCGCAAATCGCTGACCTTAATATCAGCCAGTTCAGACCGTAGCGCACGATTCAGCCGGTACGTTTCCGCCCTGCTACCTCGCTTCGACGGAGTGATTTCATCGCGGTATCGTTTCAGCAAATCGGCAAAATAAAGGCTTTTAGGCGCATTGCCCTGAACGCCGTCTAAAATTGCCGCCTCAGTCCGCGCCGCCCATGCGACGGCATCGGATTTTAAAGTAAATGTTTCAGACTTGGTAACACCTTTCAGGCGCACCTTGACACGGTATTTGCCGTTTCGTTTTTCGATTGTTGCCATCGGTATTAAACTGGGACAATTTAGGGACACGGAATTATATGCCAT